GCTGGAGCGTTTTCTGTCCGTGCGATTACGGGGTTTGCGAAGGCCGCGGTTTCTGAAGCGTCGGACCTTGAGGAGTCGCTTAACGCGCTGAATGTGTCGTTTGGTGAGTCGGCTGCGGAAATCACCAAACTGGGTGAGTCTGCCGCTACTGCGATGGGTGTTTCGCAGACGGAGTTTAATCAGGCCGCGGTTCGGTTCTCGGCGTTTGCGGATCGTGTTGTCGGTGAGGGTGGCAATGTTGCCGGGTTTATCGGTGATGTGTCTGGTCGGGCGGCTGACTTTGCCTCCGTGTTTAACATTGAGGTTTCTGAGGCGTTGCAGGTGTTCCAGTCTGGTTTGGCTGGTGAGGCGGAACCGCTGAAACGGTTTGGTATTAACCTGCTTCAGTCTGAGGTGCAGGCGTATGCGCTCCGTGAGGGGCTGATTAGCGTCGGTGAGCAGATGACGGAGGACCAGAAGGTTCAGGCCCGTTATGGCTTGCTCATGGAGGAGACTGCGAAAACGCAGGGTGATTTTGCTAATACGTCTGATGGGTTGGCGAACTCGCAAAGGATTTTGTCTGCCTCGTTCAGCAATATGCAGGCGACGGTTGGTGCCGCATTGGTTCCGGCGTTTGCCACGCTGACTCAGGCGATGTTGCCGATTGTGGAACAGTTGGCTCCGATTTTTGCCGATTGTGGAACAGTTGGCTCCGATTTTGACTCAGGTGATGGAGCAGTTGGCTCCGGTGATTGAGAATGTGGCGGCGCAGATTCCTGGTTTGTTGCAGGGCTTTATGCCGTTGATTCCGGTGATTGGCGAGTTGGCAACGATTTTCTTTGAAATTGTGAATCAGATTTTGCCGGTCTTTGTCGAGTTGGTTCAGTTGATTTTGCCAGTGATTCTGCAACTGGTGGAAGCGTTTATGCCATTAATTAAAGCAGTGCTACCAATCTTTGTTGATTTAGTTCAGGACTTGTTGCCTATCGTGACGACACTGCTGAAAGATTTGTTTGTGCCATTAATTCCGGTGATGATGGAACTCACTTCAGCGTTCCTTCCGCTGATTGAAGCAATCTTGCCGATTCTGGTGGAACTGTTAAACATTATCGTGCCGATTTTGAAGGTCGCTGCGGAAATCTTCTCGAGTGTGATGATTGTGGCGATTGGCCTGTTTATTGCCGGCTTGGAGAAGTTGAGCGAACGGCTGACGTTGTTTGGTGAGGGTTTCCGTTTGGTGTTTGAGAAACTGGGCGAATTTTTCGGCAACATTATTAACACTTATATTGCGGGCTTTGAAGCGTTTGTTAATGGAATGATTAACGGCGTTAACGCAATCATTCGCGCGTTGAATACGATTCAGGTGGATATTCCTGATTGGGTGCCGGGTGAGTTTGGTGGCAAAACTTATGGCATTAACATTTCGCAGGTTCCGACGATTAGCCTGCCTCGTGTGGCTTTGGCGGAGGGTGGAATCGTAGACCAGCCCACAATGTCGCTGATTGGTGAGGCTGGGCCGGAGGCCGTCATTCCGTTGGACAAACTAGATCGAATGGGTGGACCGGTCTACAACATTACGGTCAATTCGGGTGTGGGTGATCCTGTGCGGATTGGTGAGGAAGTTGTGAATTATGTGCGCCGGTATGAGCGTGCTTCGGGCAAAGTGTTTGCGTCGGCGTAGAATAGGAGCATTATGGTTACTCGACTTTCTGATGGTTTGACTCCGGGTGATGGTTCTGATCCTCGGACGTTTCCGTCTATTTGGAATGTGACTGCTGGGACGATTGAGTCGCAGGGGTCGGCGATTACGGCTATTGAGGGTTCGGCTGTTTTCTATGGGGGGACGGCTGTTCCGGCGGATGGTAATTCGTTGGTGTATTCGACGGCGATTCCGGGGTGGACTGCTGGTGAGGGTGGTGGTTCTGGGAATGTTGCGGATGATGTGATTCAGTTGAATTTTAATGAGATTACGAATAGTTATTCGTTTCCTGATAATTTCAATGGGGTGTCTGCTGGGCCTGTGTCGATTGCGTCGGGGGCTACTGTGACGGTGGGTACTGCTTCTTCTTGGACGGTGGTGTGATGTCGGAGTTGGCTGTTGGGTCGTTGGCGGGGTTGGCGGCTAATTCGTATGTGATTGATGTTGCGTCGGGGTCGCAGTTGACTCAACCTGGCATGGTGTTGCAGGTAGTGTCTGCGACTAAGACAGATACGTTTAGTGCGAGTGTGGCTTCGGCGGGCTTCACATCAGACATAACCGGTTTATCTGCATCGATTACGCCTTCTTCAACCTCTAGCAAGATACTTGTCACTGTTAATTGTTTTGCTTCTCGAAGTGACGGTTTTTCTATCAACTATGGTCGGGTCTTGCGAGATGGAACTCCGATTGGGGTTGGGGATTCTTCTGGCAGTAGAACACCACTTTCATTCGGTTCGAATTTCAGCAGTTCTGATAGAACCGTGGCAATTGGGTCAACAACTGTTTTGGATTCTCCGGCAAGCACATCGTCCCTTAGTTATACGGTCCAGTTGCACAACATTGATGGCGCGACAAAAACCCTTTATTTGAATAGAACGCAGGGCGACACCGATGATGCAAAGTGGGGCCGTTTTGCTTCGACGATTACCCTGATGGAGGTGGCGGGCTAATGGATTACGCACAAATACTTACCCGTAAATATCCCGGTAAAGAGTGGACTCTTAATGGGGATAAGTATTCTGGTTTGACGTGGCTGTCTGAGGGTCCTAAGCCGAAGAAGGCCGAACTGGATGCTCTCTGGCCTACCGTGCAGGCTGAGATCGCGGCTGAAGCGCAGGCTCGTGTGGATGCGAAGGCTTCTGCGATTGCGAAACTTGAAGCACTTGGTTTGACTGTGGATGAGGTTTCTGTGGCGTTTGGTTTGGAGGCTGAATAGTGTCTACGTTGAATGTGAATAACATTAATGAGGCGGGCGGTGTTGATGCTGTTATCACTGCTGGGGTGTTGGATTCGGGGTCGTTGCCTGCCGGGTCGATTTTGCAGGTCGTAAACGCCGATTATGGGGTGGCGACGACGAAGAGCGGAACGACAACTTATTCTGACACCGGATTAAGCGCAACAATTACACCAAGTTCGGCAAGCAATAAGATTCTTGTAATCGTACATCAAACCGGCTTGTTTAAAAATAGTGCCGATGTCGTGCCCCTTTTAAAGCTTTTGCGCGATTCAACGGACATACTTGAGTTTGAAAATGGCGGTCCGGCTGATGGCACGACTGGTGTTTTACATGCTGGTGGCAGTGGCACGAGTTTTCTCGATAGCCCCAATACGACATCGGCGGTAACCTATAAAACACAATATGCTTCAAATCTTGCAGCGGGGACGATTGCGGTGCAGGCCCGTGATTCTCATTCGACTATCACACTCATGGAGGTGGTTGGCTAGTGGATATTATCAAAATCTTAGAACGAAAGTTTCCTGATAGCGCTTGGGAGTTGAGGGGTCACACATATTCTGGTCTCACCTGGCTATCCGACACCCCTAAACCTAAGAAAGCAGAACTGGAAGCACACTGGCCTGTCGTGCAGGAGGAGATCGCCGCTGAAGCCCAAGCGAAGGCTGATGCTCGTGCGTCGGGTTTGGCGAAACTTGAAGCTCTTGGGTTGACTGTTGAGGAAGTGTCTACTGTGTTTGGGATTGAGGTCTGATGTCTAGTGTGATGCGGTTTGACACGTGGCAGGATTCGAATGGTGTTGCCCGTAATGCGATTATTGCGGTGAAGGATGTGTTAAAGACGGATACGTTTTCTGCGTCTGTCGCCTCTGGTGGGAATGTTGCGGTGACGGATTTGTCGATTACGCACACACTAGAGAATTCCAGTAATAAGTTGATTTTGATGGCAACCATCGGAGCGGCGGCAACCAGCAATGGTTTTGGAAACGTCGGCTCTGCTTTTGCCGTGGACTCTACGCTTATTGACCTGGGCGATGCGGCTGGCTCAAGGCAGAGAGTTGCATCGGCTGCTTTCTTTCCATCAAGCGCGAATTACAACACGGCAATCCATTCACTGCTTTCTTTATACGAACCGGGCGACACTTCGAGCCATACGTACACCATTAATCTTATTGAAACTGGTGGCGGCACTAACACTTTATATTTGAACAGGACCGAGCAGGACACGGATGCTATTTTCCGTTATCGAGCAAGCACTTCTTTTGTTTTGATGGAGGTGGCGGCCTAATGGATATCGCACAGATTCTCACCCGCCAATACGCCGGTGCCGAATGGACTCTCAACGGTGACACTTACGATGGCCTCACCTGGCTATCCGACAGCCCACAACCAACAGAAGCCGAACTAGAAGCCCTCGCACCAGAAGTCGAAGCAGAAATCGCTGCGGAAGTCCAAGCCCGCCTGGATGCGAAACAATCCGCCATCGGGAAACTCGAAGCACTCGGACTCACCGTAGACGAAGTGAAGGTCGCATTCGGTCTCGAGGCTGACTAATGGCCAACACGTGGGCAGACCTCCGCGCTGAATGGAACCTAGTCGGGTCCACTTGGCGTTCCATTTTCTACGATCCAGTCCCGGCTAACACGTCTGACTTTCAGGTCGAACTGGGTTTACAGCGGGCGTTTATTCTTGACGACACGACTGCTGGTGTTATTGGCGGCACAACATATGTTCTCTCTGGTGAGGAGTTCGTTGATATCACGCCCTACGCCTACGCGATTAGCACAAGTCGGGGTAAGAATAAGGAACTGGACAAATACAAGTCCGGCTCACTCAACGTGACCCTCCGCAATCAATCCCGATTCTTCGACCCAGATTTTGTCGATTCGCCATTCGCGGGAAACCTTGTGCCACGACGCGGT